CTTGTAAGTTAAGCAATTCTGCGCTAAATGGCAAGGCAAATAACTCCTGCATTAATTCCCGACTTACCAAAATAGACCCATTGTTGTAAGTTGACCGGATAGACTTGTAAGGGATGTGCATTTCGTTAAAATCCAAATCTTCGAGCATACGCTCCTTTGTAGGGTATTCCTCATACCGATTAGCGTTCGGGCTAAAGATTTCATACACCGTGCGAATATCTACTAACTCCGTGCGCTGCATGTAAAATTTAATCGTGTAGATAGGCTCGCCCGAATCATCGTAACATACGAAGGAGTTGCCTTTTCTGTCATACTGTAAGCCCGTACGCTCTGCGTATTGTTGGGCCAATTGCGGGGTTGAAAGTACTACTGTTGTCATGGTTGGTTGGTTTAATATAATGAATGAATAGTTAAAACTCCGGTGTATTTGTTATCCCTCCTAATCCTTACGCATTGCTTCTTTGCATCGTGCAAACTTTGTGCAAGTATAATATCTCGCAGGATGTTGTTGAAGTAGATGAGGTAGGTGTTCATGAGATCAAAGATAGAATTCTATTCCAATACCACCCAAATTTATTTTATACTTTTTTTCAATTCTTTTAGTATCTCTTTGATTTTCAATGATTCATCTTCTGTAATTTGCGACTTACCATTGCGAAATTCATGTAATTTCAGTTTACGGATGCCCGCTTTACGCTCAATTTCTGTAAGGTTTAGCATCTTGTCTTGTAGGATTGTGTGTAGATTCATAATTAAAATATATTTTTACAAACCTACAAAATAATTTTGGTAGTATCAAAACTATTTGCAATCTTTGAGTCCTAAATCAAAAACACATGAATTTACAAAAAGCACAACGGAAGCAAACAATGCTCCGACTAAACCTGTCAGCCCCAAGCGGTGCAGGGAAAACGTATTCCGCATTACTACTGGCTAAAGGTCTTGTAGGTAACTGGGAAGATATTGCCGTACTTGATACGGAGAATGGCAGCGCATCGCTGTATTCACATTTAGGTGAGTTCAACACAATCCAACTTGAACCGCCATTTACACCTGAACGCTACATCCAGGCTATTGATGTAGTAATACAGGCAGGTATTAAATGTATAATCATTGATTCATCTACTCACGAATGGAGCGGTTCGGGTGGATGCTTAGAAATCAATGATAAGTTAGCACAACTGAAATATAAGGGCAACACATGGGCAGCGTGGAGCGAAACTACTCCCCGACATGATGCCTTTGTTTCTAAGGTACTTCATGCACCTTTACACGTTATTACCTGCACACGCTCAAAGATGGAAACCGTAATGGGGGAAGGTAAGAAGGTACACAAAGTAGGGATGAAGGATATACAACGTGATGGATGGGAGTATGAGTTAACCGTATCGCTAACCATTGATAGAGATACTCATTTAGCGGTTGCAAGTAAGGATAGAACGAATCTGTTTGAGGGTAAGGATGCTTTTATTATTACCGAGAAAACAGGTAAGATGATAAAGGATTGGTGTGAAACAGGTGTAATAGATGCCGCACCAAAACCAATGGAATCAGTAGCGCATCATCATGTTATTGATAATCTCAATGGCAGCATATACGATATTGCTGCCAATACTTGGAAAACCAAACGCATCCTAACAGATGAGCAATTCCAATCCGCTATCGTTAAAATTCAAGATGGCGAATGTATCAAAGGATCAACCGTAACCGTTTACGATTGGATTAAAACTGAATGCCAATTAACCGAAGCACAACAAAATACCTTTAACCTTTTAAACACTACCGACAATGGAACTGATTAAATTTAACCACACTACAAAAGAAGAGCGTACTGCCGTTGTACGTGAAATCTTCCAAGAAGTATTAGAGGGCAGAATTAACCCTATGGAGTTGCACATCCGAATGAAGTGCATCGAAGAAGTAGTAAAGCAACTGACCTCAATGCCTGCGTACAAGGCTATCGTACTGGATGATGCTGAAAAGCATGGCAAGTCCTTTCAGTATCACAATGCGAAGGTTGATATTCGGGAGGTTGGGGTGAAGTATGATTATACGGGGTGTGGGAATAGTGAACTGGCAGCGTTATACGATCAGCAAAAGGCAATCGAAGCCCAAATAAAAGCATACGAAACCTACCACAAAGGACTGCCGGCAGCAGGTTTGTCAATGGTTGACACCGAATCAGGCAATGTAGAAACACATTATCCACCTGCGAAAACTTCTACCACATCGGTAGCGGTAACCCTTAAATAAGCACGGCAGCCATGTTAGCGTAATCGGGAATGAATACCGACTTGGGATAACGCCTTCGCATTGTAGCGGAGAGATACGGGTTCGAGTCCCGTACATGGCTCTAAACGGCACTGGCAACCGATACCCAGTAATTTTATGACATATCTGAAAGAACCAATGGTAAAAGATTACCAAGTTCACACTACACAAGATTACTTCATGTTTAAGCCTATTGATGGCAACAGGAACAAAAACCTATTGCACATTAACAGGTTAAAAAAATCAATGGCTCAAAATTATTTGTTCACTGTTATTATCGTAAATGAAAAATACGAGATTATTGACGGGCAGCACAGATTTCATGTTATTGAGGAACTTAACCTACCTTTAAATTACATTGTATGTAAAGGATATGGATTAGCTGAGGTTCATATTTTTAACGCTACCACAAAAACGTGGAATGCTGATGATTATTTGGAAGGATATTGTAAATTGGGATACAAAGACTACCTAAAGTATAAGGAGTTTAAAGAAACTTATAACATTGGTCATAATGAATGTATGAATTTACTATCTGGAGGGTTATTTAGTTCAAATATGACTAAAATATTTTACTCTGGTCTTTTTACTATTCAAAGCTATGATGATGCTTGTAAGACTATTGAAAAGATATTTTTAGTTGAGCCTTATTATGATGGATTCAAAAGAAGGTCATTTATAAATACAATGATTTCATTATTTAAAAATCCAAACTTTGAATTTACAGAATTCTTGCAAAAGTTAAAATGCCAACCAACTGCACTTGTAAATTGCAATGACATAACTCAATACATCTCACTGATTGAGGAAATTTATAATTATCGTAGAAGAGAGAAAGTTAATCTCCGCTACTAAACTCTTAATCACACTGGCTCTGAATACCCAGCGAATCAATGGCAACACTTATCAACGCCTACATCACAAAGGCGAAACTTGAACAACTGCTTGCATACGCAGACAAAGGAGTAGCCTTCACCATCGCAGTAAACGATGAAGCGAATGCCTACAATCAGAATGTATCTCTTTACCTTTCGCAGACAAAGGAGCAAAGGGAAGCTAAAGAAAGTAAAACCTACTTTGGAAATGGTGCGGTAGTATGGACTGATAACAAGGTTACACTTGCACCGAAGAAAGATGCAGCACCTGCGCAGGCTGCTACTGAAGATTCAGGATTACCCTTTTAACTCACCAGGGAGGGGACAAATCAACCCCTCCCTTAACCACAAACCATGACCATCCACCAATACATTGAAAGAAAATACTTCCGGCTAAACACCACCGCCACAATCCGCAACGGGGTACTCTACCATTGGGTTAATAACCGATGGATGCCGAATAAGGAATTTGAACGGATTTATCCTTTGCCGAATAAGGTGGGGAAGCAGTTAACTAATCTTGATAAGAATAAAAATTCATTACTATGACCCACGGATCATTATTCTCCGGCATAGGCGGCTTTGACTTAGCTGCTGAATGGATGGGTTGGGAAAACGTATTCCATTGCGAATGGAATGAGTTTGGTAAAAAAGTATTACATCATTATTGGCCACAATCAATTTCATATCATGACATCACTAAAACAGACTTCACTATTCACCGAGGAAAAATTGCCATACTCACGGGTGGTTTTCCGTGCCAACCGTACTCAAGTGCCGGAAAACGAAAAGGAAAAGAAGATGAGCGACATCTCTGGCCGAGTATGCTGCGAGCAATTAGAGAAATTCAACCACGTTGGGTTGTGGGCGAGAACGTTCTCGGCCTTGTTAATTGGTCAGGGGGATTGGTATTCCACGAGGTGCAAGCTGACTTGGAAGCTGCGGGGTACGAAGTATGGCCGTATGTACTGCCAGCTGCAGGTGTCGGCTCTTGCCCCCACCGAAGAGATAGGGTTTGGTTTGTTGCCTACTCCAAGCTGTATGCAAATGGATTACGAACCGAAAGAGGGATGGACTTGGGAGGGGAATTACTGGAGAGACCAAAACGGAAAGAAAAAACAAACGGACTTGACAACATCAGTAAAAATGAACGGCTTACTCCCCACCCCAACGGCAATGGACTCAACCAACGCAACGGCAACGATGAAGAGCAGCCAGGTGAAGGAGGGTTCAATGCACTCGGTAACGCTGACACGGGCAATGAGTATGGGGATGTTGCCGACACCGACAGTAAACGAGGGCAAAAATGCAACATTTCCGGAAAGTCAATTAAATCGTTCATCGTTGATAGGAGAACTAATGAAAACCCAAGATATTGGCAAAACTTCCCAACTCAATCCCCTATTTGTTCTCGAAATGATGGGCTTTCCTCCCAATTGGACAACATTACCTTTTCTAAGTGGCGAAACGAATCAATCAAAGCCGCTGGAAACGCAATAGTACCCCAAGTTGTATTACAAATATTTAAAGCAATTCAGCAATATGAAACAACCCCCCCTCTGGAAGATACGCTATAACACCGCCCATTACAATTACGTTAATCAACGTAGTCCAACATTTGTTAAGGATGGATTCTACACCGGGCCGCCTACACCTGTAGTTACGAAATCCAATGGACTGACAACCTTTATAATCAACTTCCTTAACTGGTCGGGATACAGGGCTACACGTATTAACACTATGGGTAGGCAGATTAACGGGAAGTTTATCCCATCCGCAACACGGAAGGGAACGGCTGATATTTCGGCTACCGTGAAAGGCAAATCAGTTATGATAGAAATTAAAGTAGGCAAAGACAAACCCCGCCCCGAACAACTTGCCGAGCAGCAACGGGAACGGCAAGCGGGGGGGATTTATGAGTTTGTGCATACGCCAGAGGAATTCTTCCTTATATTTGACACCCTATAACCACCACCACCCATGCACCAATACACCGATTACCAATCACTCGGCCTCAAGGTCATCCCCATACAATGGGATAGCGCAACAAAGCAACCCGTATCGCATCGCAATTGGTCTAATCCGGATGACCTGCACCTGCGCCCTACTGATAATGGGTTAATGATTCTCACAGGCAACAACTACGGCTGCTTAGACTTTGACCTTAAGAATACTAAGGATAAAGAACTATTCAGTAAGTGGATGGCAATTATAACTAACGAGGCTCCCGAAATCTTTAGCAAGGTATTCATAGAGCAAACCCGCAACGCCGGATACCACGTATGGCTAAACTACGCAGCGCTACCGAGCAAAACACCGCTTGCCGAATCGCCGGAGGGTAACGAGGTAATTGCCCTGTATTCAAATGGGCCTGTAGTTTACACATTTCCAACACCCGGTTATACAGAATTTCACCAAAGTATGGAGGATGTGCAGGAGTTGACCGAATCGGAATACAACTATCTTATAGAAGTTTCACAATACTTTAACGAGTATAAGCCAAAGTACGATCCGAGTAAGAAAGCAATCAGCTACCCGGCAGGGTATGAATCGCAGTTGGCAGAATATGACAAGTCAATAGATGACAACTCATTCGATGCCATACTATCCGATATAGGCCTACTACCCATACAGGGCTACAAGTACGGCAAGAATGACAAATTCCAAGCCTACAGGCGCAAGGGTAGTGATTCGGCCGGCATATCCGCTAAGGTATATTACAACGCTCGCAGGGTGATGATATTCAGCGCATCCATGAGCAACTTTCCCAACTGGCATAACAAAGAGCAGTATCCTGTCTGGTGCCTTCCTCCATCGTTTATTCTGTTCTATCACCTCGGTAGGGATTGGGATGCCGTACTTAAAGCGCTCGAAATCGAACCCGTAGAACAGGGTTACCCGTATAGTATTTTTCCACAACTTATTAACAATTCGTTGCACGAAGTAGCTACTGAAATGAGCCTATGCCCAGAGTTTCTCGCAACGGCCGGAATATGGACTATCTCATCGCTTGCAGGTAACTGCTACTCATCCGACTTTCACAATGTAAAAAACATCGTATTTGCAATTATGATTGCCCCGGTATCGGTGGGTAAAACTCCGGCATTTAAAGCTATGTGTGAGGAACCGTTGGCCGACCTACTAAAATCAGAAGATGCGGCCTACAAATTAGCAATGGATAACTGGCTACTTGAGAAAGCAGCCGCCAACGTAAATAAGGAATCATTCGGTAAACCAAAACCAAAACGATTCCATCCATTTGCAGTTGATGGCACAACCGAGGGTTACATAGCCCTAATGCAAGACCAGGAGGCAGGCATGGGTGTATATCATGATGAAGCGGAAACAATCCTCAATGCAGGGGCGCACAAAGCGAATAACGATGCCATTTCATTTTTCACCCAAGCATTTACCGGGGGCAGGTACACACAAATCAGAGCGGATCGTGAGAAAGAAAGGGTTGTTAAATCACTTAACATATCCCTTTTGATGGGTACGCAGCCATCTCGGTTGGCGCACATATTCGGGGCCGATAAGATTAAGTCGGGATTTGCTTCACGTTTCCTAATGATTAAATCCGATTACTTAAAACTGAATGAAGATGCCGACCCGTTTAGCGGTGGCCGGCAAATGTGTAAGGAGTGGAAAGAACTAATAACACACCTTTACCGCATTAACAAAGAATTTGCAGCCGGAGATTGTGCGCCCATACGGATTGAGATTACACCAGAAGCCAAAACACTATACACTAAGTATCACAGGCAGAATTTAGCGGATGCAAATAGGCGTATGGCAGGTAAGGCCGAGGAGTACATTATGGGTGCTGAAGCTAAAATGAGCGCATACTTCCCCCGTATGTGCCATGTTGTGAGTATATGCCAAAATGCACTAAAACCCGTTATAACGGTGGAAATAGTCAACAAAGCATATAATTTATACAGGTACTATGCGGAGAGTACTATATCGATAATTAGTGAGTTGTGTGCGGAAACGGAATCCGGCCTTCCTGCAGACCTTCGCCTGTTAGTTGATAACCTACCGCCAAAGTTCACAACAAAGGAGGTAGATTTGCTCTGCCTAAGATTCAATATTAAACCTAAGAGGTTTTTTAATGCGATTCGGAGGGCTGACTTTGCAAGGGTGGTAAAGAGGGTGGCGCATGGGCAGTATGAGAAAATGTAGTAAGTAAAACGACAAATTTACTGGACAAATTATGAGTTG